ACGGAAGAATTAATGGCAAAAGGTCATGTTGCTAAATTAGATATCAATGTGCTTCTACTGAAGCACCCTGCACATAAATTTGAAACTTTTGAAGATGAAGTTCAGTATATTATCAATCATGAGAGAAGAAATAAATTTATAAGAAATCTTGCATTAGATCTAAAGGGAAATACATTAGTTCTTTTTGCAAGAGTTGAAGGTCATGGTGAACCATTATTCAAATTAATAAATAGTAGTAAGGTGGATGAACGTCATGTTTTCTTTGTTCATGGAGGAGTGGCAACTGAAGATAGAGAAAAAGTAAGAGAGATCACTGAGAAAGAGAATAATGCAATTATTATAGCATCTTACGGCACTTTTAGTACAGGAATTAATATTAAAAATCTCCATAATGTTATTTTTGCTTCTCCTTCAAAATCCAGAATTAGAAATTTGCAAAGTATTGGAAGAGTTCTCAGAAAGGGAAATAACAAAACAAAAGCAACTTTATATGATATTGCTGACGACATTTCCTACAAATCACGGAGAAATTACACCCTTAATCATTTAATAGAAAGAATTAAAGTATATAACGAAGAAAATTTTAATTATGATATTGTAAACATACCAATTAAAAACTAATGGGAGATGAATTCTACGCAATTATAAAACTTACATCTGGTGAAGAAATATTTTCATTAATTTCTATTGATGAAAATGATGGAGATCCTTTAATTGTAATGCAAAATCCAATTACAATGAAAATTCTCCATTCTCATCATGGTATGCATATTAAAGTTAAATCATGGATTGAAATGTCATCTGATGATTTCTTTATTGTAAAACTTGATAAGATTATTACAATGACAGAAACTAAAGATGAAAAATTAATTCATGTTTATCATGAATATCTCAATGATGAATTTATTGAACCACAACAATCATCTGGAAAGATTAAACCATCAAGAAGTATGGGTTACATCTCTTCTGTTGAAGAAGCCCGTAAGAAACTAGAAGATATATTTAATAACTCTATAGAAAGCTAAAGCTCAATCTTCAAACCCAACAAAGGTATTCTACTCATGATTCTGTAAGTTGTCAAGCCCCCGAAAAGTATGTTATAATAAAGACAACTTATAGTTTTATAATTAAAGAGAATGAGTTATGCCCAAAAAGAAATCAGAACATTATGTAAACAATAAAGAATTATTGGAAGCAATGATTGTCTATCGTTCTAAGGTAGAAAAATCATACATGAAGACTTTTGATAAAGATCTTACAGAACAACCAAAACAAGAAAGGGGAAAGCATTGGGAAGGAAAACCTCCAATCCCAAATTATCTTGGTGAATGTTTTTTGAAGATTGCAACACACCTATCATATAAACCTAATTTTGTAAATTATATGTTCCGTGAGGATATGATTTCTGATGGGATTGAAAATTGCGTACAATATATTCACAACTTTGATCCAGATAAATCAAAAAACCCTTTTGCATACTTTACTCAAATTATTCATTATGCTTTCTTGAGACGCATTCAGAAGGAGAAAAAGCAACTGGATATCAAGACTAAGATTATTGAAAAGACTGGTTTTGATGAGGTTATGATGGTTGACGATAGCTTGCTTTCTGGACACAGTTCGGAGTATAATAGCATCAAAGATCAAATTCAGTATAGAAACCGATAATGCGTGTAGCAATCATTACCGATACTCATTATGGGTGCAGAAAAGGATCTAAACATCTGCACGATTACTTTCAAAAATTTTATGATGATGTTTTCTTCCCTACCATAGAAGCAGAAAAAATTGATACTGTTGTGCATATGGGAGATGCTTTTGATAGTCGAAAGTCGATTGATTATCAGAGTTTAGAATGGGCAAAAAGAGTCGTATTTGATAGACTTAAAAAATATGATGTTCATATGATTATCGGAAATCATGACTGTTACTACAAAAATACCAATAATGTAAATTCACCAGAACTTCTTCTTCAAACTTACGATAACATCAAAACTTATAGTGAAGTTACTGAAGTTATTTTAGATAAATTAAAAGTATTGTTTATTCCCTGGATTAATGCAGAAAATTACGAAAATACTGTCCAACATATTAAAAATACATCTAGCCTATGTGCGATGGGGCACCTTGAACTCAACGGATTTAGAGCACATCGTGGACACATCATGGAAGACGGTATGGACAGCAAATTATTTGACAAGTTCACTAAAGTCTTCTCAGGTCATTACCATACACGATCGGACAACGGAAAAATCTTCTACTTAGGGAATCCATATGAAATGTTCTGGAATGATGTAAACGATGCAAGAGGATTTACCATTTTCGATACGGATACCCTCACTCATACCCCAGTTAATAATCCATATAAATTATTTTATAATGTTTATTATGAAGATACGAATTATAAACTTTTCAATGCAACAGAATATAAAAATAAAATTGTAAAAGTTATTGTTCGTAAAAAATCAAAACCAAAAGACTTTGAAAAATTTATCGATAAGATTTATTCATCGGGAGTTCAAGATTTAAAAATCGTTGAAAATTTTAATATTCAAGAATCTGAAGATTTTGAAGTAAGTGAAGATGAAAACACACTTTCGATTTTAAATAGATATATTGATGAATCTGAATTTGATTTAAATAAAAATATAATCAAAAATATTTTTCAGGATTTGTATGCACAAGCTTGTCAAGTAGAGTAAATGTTTCTTCTTACTGTCAAAGATAAAAAAGAAAGTGGTGCTTATGCTGTTCAAGATAAACATGGGCACAAAGTTTTATTTTTATTTGAAGAAGAGGATGATGCCGAAAGGTATGCTATGATGCTAGAAGACCAAGAAGATGCTATAATGGATGTAGTAGAAGTTGACGATGAACTTGCAATAAAAACATGTAAGCATTACTCCTATAAGTATGCGATTATTACACCTAATGACATTGTGATTCCTCCTAAGAATGATAACTTTCAAGAAGATTAGATACAAAAACTTTCTTTCATCTGGCAATCTCTTCACAGAGATTGATTTCCAAAAAAATCATACAAATTTAATCATTGGAACAAATGGTGCTGGCAAATCTACAATGTTGGATGCACTTACATTTGTTCTGTTTAATAAACCATTCAGAAAAATTAATAAACCACAATTAGTCAATACAGTAAACGAAAAAGATTGTTTAGTTGAAATTGAGTTTTCTGTAAATAATAGAGATTATCTTATTCGTAGAGGAATTAAACCTAATATTTTTGATATTGAAGTTAATGGCAACCCTCTCCACAAAGAATCTGATGATCGTGCTAATCAACGCATACTTGAAGAAAATATTCTAAAGGTAAATTATAAATCTTTTACTCAAATTGTAATTTTGGGCAGTAGTGCCTTTGTTCCATTTATGCAGTTAACAACTGCCAATAGACGTGAAGTTATTGAAGATCTTTTAGATATTCGCATCTTTTCTGTAATGAACGGTCTCATAAAAGATTATATTCGTACAAAAAAAGATCAAATTAAATCTTTGAATCTTAAGAAAGAAAATCTTAAAGATAAGATGGAAATGCAAAAAAATTTCATCGAAGAACTTGAGAATCGTGGTAATGCCAATATCAATGCCAACAAAGAAAAGATTGCCAATTTAGATAAAGAAGTTGGCATTTACCTGAATGAGAATGAAATTACAGAAGAAAAAGTTCATTCACTTACAAAAGAACAAAAAAATGTTATTGGTGCTAGTGATAAGTTAGTAAAGCTTAATAATCTTAAAGGTAAAATATCTCATAAAGTATCTGCGATTACAAAAGAGCATAAGTTTTTTAATGAAAATACGGTATGCCCTACTTGCACTCAGACTATTGAGGAAGAGTTCAGGTTAAATAGAATTGTAGATGCTCAAAATAAGGCAAAGGAACTCAAAGAAGGTTACGAAGAACTCGAAAACACTATCAAGTTCGAACAGGAAAGAGAGCGTCAATTTATTGCCCTATCCCAGGAGATCACAAATTTAACGCATGGCATTTCTCAAAACAATACTCGGATTAGCCTCAACCAGAGACAAATCAGAGATCTTGAGCATGAAATTCAAACTATTACCGAGAACCTTGCAAACCGAAATACTGAACATGAGAAACTAGAAGAATTTAAAGAAAATCTCCAAAAAACAATAGAAGACCTCTCAAACAAAAAACAGGAAATCGTTCATTACGATTTTGCCTATTCCTTACTTAAGGACGATGGCGTTAAGACGAAGATCATTAAAAAGTATCTTCCGTTCATAAATCAGCAGGTCAATCGTTATCTTCAGATGATGGATTTTTTCATCAATTTTAAACTTGATGAAGAATTTGATGAAACAATTGAATCACCTATTCATGAAGACTTTTCATATTCCTCATTTAGTGAGGGTGAAAAGATGAGAATTGATCTTGCTCTACTCTTTACTTGGAGGGAAGTTGCAAGACTCAAGAACTCTGTGAATACCAACCTGCTGATTATGGATGAGGTATTTGATTCTTCCCTTGATGGATTTGGTACTGAAGAGTTTCTCAAGATTATACGTTATGTTATTAAAGATGCTAATATCTTTGTAATTTCTCATAAGTCCGATTTACATGACAAATTTGAAAGTGTCATAAGGTTTGACAAAGTAAAAGGTTTCTCGCGTATGATGGCCTGATAATAATATTTTTAGTAGAAGTGTTACTATTATAAATAAGTATAACTGCTGCTAAAAGATGCCAAAAGGAGTTCATAATAACCACGTTGGTGGAAACTATCAAGGAACTTTGGAGGAAAGGTTCTGGAAAAACGTAAAAAAAGGTGATGATTGTTGGTTATGGACTGGAACTCAGTGTGGAACATCCAAAAAACGATATGGTGTTATACGGGATAATTATAAACAAAAAAAAGTTCATAGAGTTTCATATGAACTCCATAAGGGAGAAATACCTGAGGGATTAGTTGTGAGACATGTGTGTGACAATAAACTTTGTGTCAACCCGAACCATCTTGAAGTAGGGAGTGTGTGCGATAATAATAGAGATAAGGTTGGAAAACACCTTTACATTCCAGTTCTTCCTGAAAAATACGAGGAAGCATTATTACTTCTAAAGGAAAAAGGTTATGTTAGTACCAAATAGATACCATCACTCCAAAAAAGAACAGAAACGAAAACTTAAACCTCAAGCAATGCGATCTCGAAGAGAAGCATTGAGACACTTTAAAAACCGTCACATGACCTCCCCCAAAAAGGGAGGTTCTTTTGTATGATATTTTCATACGCAAAAAATCAATGCCAGTCAATCACGAAATCAAATCCCAACTTGCTAAACTGCTTGCTACTGAGGACCTGGTGGTAGAGCACAAGAAAGTAGAGACTGCCTGCTTTAACGTTCATACTCGTGTGCTGACACTGCCGATGTGGGAAGGGGCAAGTAATGAGATCTATGACATGTTGGTGGCACACGAAGTCGGCCATGCACTTTATACACCAGACCGTGATTGGTTGAAGGCAGTAAAAGTTCCTCCTCAATTCGTGAATGTTGTTGAAGATGTTCGCATCGAGAAGATGATGAAACGTCGTTATGCGGGACTTTCTAAAACATTTTATAAAGGATATCAAGAACTTTCTAATGATGATTTTTTTCAAATTGGGGATGATGATCTTGAAACTTATAATCTTGCCGACAAGGTAAATCTTTATTATAAGATTGGGAACTTTGTGAATGTTCCTTTTGATGATTTTGATGAGATGCCCATCGTTCGCATGATTGGTGAGTGTGAGACTTTTTCTGATGTTCTTATTGCCGCAGAATTCCTCTATAAATTTTGTACAAAAAAACAGAAAAAAGAAAGCAATATTTCTATTGACAATTTAGAGTCTCAATCTTCTGGTTCTGATCAACCTGGATCTGAATTTTTTGATCAGCAGGAAGGTGAGAATGATCAGCAAGAAAATGTTGATGAAATGAATTCTTATGGTGGAACTGCTTCTAATGAAACCACCCCAGAAATGGGTGATACCACTCAAGATATGAGTGGTAATGAAAATGAAGATCTGGAAGTTAAAACTATGGATTCTCTGGAAGATGCAATCAGAGAACTTACTTCTATGAATGGGATTGAAAATGTTTATATCGAATTGCCAAAAGTAAATCTTGACAATATTGTTATTGCCAATCAAGAAATACATAATATTTGTGATGAAACATGGAAAGATCCTTATGATCCAAAACTATTTGATTGTGTGGATATTGAATTTGCTAAATTTAAGAAGTCTGCACAAAAAGAAGTCAATTACCTTGTAAAAGAATTTGAATGTCGTAAATCAGCAGACTCGTATGCTCGTGCTACGACATCACGAACTGGAGTTTTGGATTGCACTAAACTCCACACCTACAAATATAATGAAGATATCTTTAAGAAAGTTACTACTCTTGCTGATGGTAAAAATCATGGATTGATTTTTATCCTTGATTGGTCTGGATCTATGGGCAATGTTATGCTAGATACCATGAAACAATTATTCAATCTTATTTGGTTTTGTAAAAAAGTTGGTATTCCTTTCGAAGTTTATGCATTTACTAATGAGTATCCTCGCGTAAAGTACGATGAAGATGAAAATCAAATTCTCCGTATGCGTTCTTATGAAGCAAAGGATGGTTTGATGGAGGTCGGTGAATGGTTTTCTTTGATGAATATTTTGACTCATAATGTAAATTCCAAGACACTGGATCATCAAATGAAAAATAT